TGGCGTATGGATTAACCAGCGTAGGAAGTGCTTGTGCTACACCTTGTGCGCCAATACCCCAACCAGTTTCAAGCGGCGTATACTGTAATCCAGCTAATGCGTTAGTAAGTTCATCTGCCATAGTTAGCTCGGTCGATTAAGTCTACCAGTAATTCCAGCACCAAGAGCGTTGGCTCCTCCGGTGATTGCAGCGTTAGTATTGGACTGCCCACGGTTCTGCCCTTGATTGTTATACAAACTCATTTCATAAGCAGCATAAGCAGCGTCAGCGGAATTACCTCCGCCACCACCGCCTTGTCGCTTAGCAATCTGAAGCCGGTTTTGCATTTCAAGTTGGTTCTGACGTGCTTGCCATTGACGCTGCTTGTCAGCTTCAGAGCCAGTGAACTGCAACTGTTGCCCTTGGCCATAAAGCTCAAGGTAAGGATTAGCAATTTGCCCAGGCAAGAGAGCGCTGCCACTTGCTTGATTAAAGCCTTGCTGCTGATAACCTTGCGCTGCTTGCCATGCTGCGGTTTGTGCGTCCTGACGAGCAGACCCTTGTTGCTCTGCTAACTGCTTAGTAAGCGCAGCGTAAGCAGGAGAGTTAGGATCTAACCCACGCTCTACAAGGCTTTGCTGCAATTGCTCGTTCTGTCGTGCAAACTGCTCTTGGTTCTTACGCTCAAACTGGTTGTAAATTGTGTCGTATGCTCGTTGCATGCCTTGCTCAAACTGAGGCTCATACTGCTGCTGAAAAGTGTTAGGGTCAAAACCTTGTGCGTAGTCTATGCCTTCTTGCACTAAGCCTTGCATATCAGTTTGGATGTTTTGCTGTGCGGTAGGAGCTGCTGGTCCCTGCGTGGTAGGAGTCGATGGCTTAGGAGCAAATGGGTTCTTATTGGCAGGAACATAAGGGTTAGTTTGACCAGGCAATACCTTGCCGTAGTTGTCTACCTTAAAACCATCCTTGTTGACCCATACGTTATTGAACTTCCAGTTGCCTCGCTTAGAGGTTGGAGGTGTCTTAGGGTCTTTAGCCATAGCTCCACGATTTTGTCTGTTTTGTGCTTGTGCCATAGTTATACCTGTCCACCCATATCGTATCGGACCTCGAATCCTAGTATCTGCATAGTTGAGTTCTTTAGTGAACCGCCAAATCGTACAGCGGCACAATGACCTTGACCCTTAGTGGCGTATCGGTCAAAGACGTATTCGACCTCTGCTGACCAAGGACTGCCCCAAGGACTACCCCACGGAGTAAACGTACCAGCAGGGGTAGAAACGGCTGTTACTGTAGCTGCTCGCTTAAAGTCAGTATCCAAACCAATGTTTAAGGTTACGCCACGCTTCACTTTCAGGATTGGTCGAATATCCTTAAACGCTTTGTAGTTTGATCGGCTGCCATAGAAGCTAAACGCTGACCGGCCACTATAGGCTATGGCTTGGCTCTCAGTCGCCGTTACAGCATCTGCCTGACCTGTCTCGCCCTTCCAGACAATACCCGTTGAGGATGCGTAATAGGGCTTCTGACTGAACAAACAGCTGCTGAAAGCGTGTTCGTCGTTGTAGAGCTGAAACTGTGTCCAGCCCTTTGTATCAATGCTGTAGACTAAGAAACGGCAGGAGTTACCAGTCGTAGGGATGCTGATGTAAACCCTGCGTCCTTGCGGCCAAAAGAAGCCTGACCACTGATGGTCAAATGTGGATATAGCTGCATATTCCGAGATAAGCGGATTTACCTTGTAGCTAACGATTTGCACCGCTGCTTCAGGGTCTGACATAAATAGGCCAGAAATTGGGACAATTCCCTGCTCGCTTATGACCCAAACATCATTGTTGACTCTTACAAACGCTCTGTATCCAAGCGGTCGTCCAATGTAATACCGAGCTACCAACGCCCAGGATGTAGGGTCGCCAGCATAGGTACCATTGTAGAAAACTATCTCTCCTTCGCTGCTACACGCCCAGAAGTAGTCCTGGCTGGTCATGCTGGTATTGGTGCTAAAGCTGCCAATCCCGACGAGGTAGCCACCCTTGGTAAAGACGTATTGGAAGTCAAAGGATGTCAGGGCAGGAGAGCCAGCAGTTCCAGTTACCTGCAAACCGCCATACCAAACCTTAGCTGTGTTCTGCTCTACAAAGTATAATCGCTCTTTATAAGCAGTGACATTGATAAGGTCAGCAGTTGTAACGCCAGTAAAGGTTACGTCGATAACGTTACCAGTGCCGGTATAAACTTTGGCGTTGTCCACCCCGTTACACAGGTAAAGGTTATTGCCGTAAGTAACGGTCTGAAACTCACCCTCTGTAACGGTCGTAGCGCCCTTAATGGAGCTAGACACCCCAGCAGTCGTTATCTTGTAAATATCGCTGTCAGTGGCCGCTATAAGCTGCGTAGTGGCATCTTTAAGCTGTAGTGATGTCAGGGTCACAATAGGCGTAGCAGAACCTATATCGGCAAACTGCTCGTAGCCAAGACGAACGGTTGGAGCGTTTGCACCTGGAAACACATTAACAAGTTCCAGAGCAAACGTTGGCTCCATGTTGTCTATTGGACTTACTAGGTCCAAGCCACCGTAAGGAGGTGGCATTGTGAATCCCTGAAAGGCCATTACCTTCCTTGTCTAAGCAGTCCTGACACCGAATTTGGTTGTGCTGGTGCTTGTTGCTGTCTCATCTGCTGCTGTTGTTGTTGAAAATAGTTATACATATTTCGTGCTTGCGGGTCATACCGTTCAAGATAACTAAGCATTTTGTTTGGAGTAAAGTCTTGTATTGAGAACTGCGGTCCTTGTGCAGACGCAACAATTCCAGGTTGCATCTGGTTTGGATATGCAACAGGTTGCTGATTACCCATGTTTAAGTTTGGATATTGCTCCATCATAGAGTTAGCTAAGTTTCCAGCTTGTATTCCTGCGTCAATTTCTTGTTGTGAAAACTGCTGTCCAGGACGGGGCACAGGTTGTATATTAGTTTGTTGACCAGCAGCTTGTGCAGCACCCTGCAAAGCGTTTTGGATTGGCGAACGCTTAGGAAGTGCCTGTCCCTTAGAACCTACGAGCTTGCCTTGGCTGTTTCGATAAACACCAGGGGATAAACGGTCAAGAGATTGTTTGTCAGTAAAGTTGCCCTTGTCGTCCATTGGACGTGGCTTACCAGGCATACGTTGTCCACCACCTCGCAATCTGTCCTTCTCAGACTGTGGCAATGCAACACTTACGCTACCAGGCTCTTTTCCCATTGCTGTTTTTCGTGCCATAAAACCCTACTTTTTACCCATGTTTTGTTGGAGAACGTCTCTAATCGATTTGCTTTTTTCTTTACCTTCTGGCGTTGATACTTGTGGCGTCTTTGCTACTGGCGCAACCTGACGACCCTTTGGCATTTCAGGCAAAGCAACCCCAGCTTGTTTTGCAAAAGTTGACTTACCAAGCATGGCGTTAATGTTGGCAATTACATCATCTTGGCTTTTAGCGTTTGAGGTAGCTGCGTTTACAAGCATACCAGTGTATTGCTCAAGATTAAGTTTACCGTCAGCGCCTTTATAAATGTTTTGTATCATTGGATTAATTTGCTTTACCGCAAACTCAGCCAATGGATTAGAAAAGTCTACGTCCCAAGCGTTTCGAGTCTTTTTCTTATCAATGTTTTCGCCAACGTTTTGATACTTAGTTTTACCATCTAATCCGATGTTAAACTGAGAACCGTCTGCCAGTGTGACGTTGTAATCATCATCGGCAACGCCAGTTTCTTTTAAGAGTCCTCGGAAATCATCACGAAGAAGTTGAGCGTCAGATTTGCCCGATGTCATCATGCGACCAATCGACGGTTTGCCCATCCAACGTAATACGAGATTAGGACCAACGCCTCCAATAGCGTTGACTCCCATATTGGTCCAATCCTGCTTGTTACCTCTTCCTCTAATAATATCTTTCATTCCTCCTTCCCAGGTTTCTGAAAGACCAGCGATAATAGCCGCTGCTGGCAACCCAAAAGATGACAAACTTGCCATTGTAGAACCTGGAGCTGCTGTAGATGCTGCTTGCGGCGCTAATGTAACCGTCTTAGCTCCAAGAAGAGTTGGAGTAGCAGGGGCAGCACCACCGCCAGAAAACAAACTAGCTATTGCTGGAACGCCTTTAGTTGCTAACAACGCACCACCTACAGCGCCGCCTGTCTGTGCAAGCGATTGCTTCATCTGCTGATCGGCCAGCTCTTTTTGCTGCTGCTCTGGACTCTTAGGCGCACCAAAACGCTCTTGTACCTGTTGAACAGCTTGCAATGGAGACAGGCCCTGGGTCTGGAGCCAGAGGTAGTAAGCCTTTGGGTCGCTTTGTGCTAATGCTGGTTCTTGTCCTGCCATATTAAATCCATGTTCCAAACACTGCTACACCATCACGAGCAAACAAATTAGGCCGTGTAGTGCCACCAGCAAATATCACTTTGCCAACTTGGTCACGACTAAATTCTTCATGAAGCTGAATATCAAAGCGTGGCTTAACACCTTCCAGTCCGTGAATCTCAGCAAACCGCTCTAAGATTCCCTGCTCAAGCAGTTTCTCGTTAAATATGCTTACGTCAGTGTCAGCAAGGAAAGTATTATAAGCACCGTTATAATAGGTCCAAGTAACGCCACCATCCGATACAGAGCCAGTAGTATGTGTAGGAACTGTAGCACCTGTCGTCCCTCCTGCTGTCGTCTGGTAGTAGTTGCCGTTGTTAAAGCAGTAGGAGCCAGCAGCAAATGATGTTGCTGTTACCCACTGACGAGGACG